GCAAGCCAGTGAACGCACCACCGAACTCCAAAAAGAATTGGAAGTCATTAAAGAGCGTGAGAAGGAAACGGTAGTACAGGCTGCTTACCGCGAACTAACAGCTAATCATCCCGACTTCGATAAGATCAAATCGGACGAAAAGTTTTTAGCTTGGCTTGAAGAGCAACCCGAATCTATTTCGGATGGTATTTACAAAAATAATACCGACGCTCGTTGGGCCTCACGAGTTCTTGATCTGTACAAAGCAGACGCAGGAATCTCAAAAAAGAAGACTAACAAGGCGAAGACCGACGCTGCAACTTCAGTACGTGCCCCTAAAGCTAGGGACATTGCATCTGAACAAAGTGGAGATACTCGCATTTGGAAGGCTTCTGAAATCCGTAGTCTTAAACCGTGGGAGTTTGAAAAGCTGGAAAGCGAATTAGACGCCGCACGTCAAGAGGGACGGATCGACCCTAACAACTAATCCTCAAACAGAGGGAAGGAAAAGAACCAATGGCATTTGGTACTGCTGCAGGTTATGCAAACCTGCCTTCCGGTAACTTCGCACCGGAAATCTTTAGCCAAAAGGTTCTCAAGTTCTTCCGTCGTGCTTCGGTTGTAGAAGATATTACAAACACCGACTACGCGGGCGAAATTGAAAACTTTGGCGACACGGTTCGCATCATCAAAGAACCAACAGTCACTGTCAGTGCATACACACGGGGTTCCGTTGTAAACGCACAAGACTTGGCTGACGATCAAATCACGATGGTTGTCGATAACGCAAACGCTTTCGCGTTCAAGATCGACGACATCGAAGAGCGGCATTCGCACGTAAACTTCGAAGCACTTGCTACCTCATCAGGTGCATTTGCGTTGAAGCGTAAGTACGATGCAAACGTCCTGCAAGCCATGTCTGATGGTGCAGGTATCGCTGGTGCTGACGACGCTTCACTGTCAGGTGGTCTTACCACTACTAACAGTGCGCTGGGTACTGCATCCGCTCCTATCAACGTAGAAACTGACGACGCTGGCATCAACTTGATGCTGCTGATGGCACGTTCGCTTGACGATCAGTCTGTGCCAGAAGAGAATCGTTGGTTTGTAGCACCGCCGATCTTCTACGAGAAGATGTTCCAAGCCGGTAATAAAATGGCTGAAGTTCAGGTAACCGGCGATGGTACTTCTCCACTGCGTAACGGTCTTGCTGTACCGGGCACCCTCGCTGGTTTCCGCTGCTACAAGTCTACTGCGTTGAATTCAACAGCGGGTACCGATCAGGTAACTCTGTCCGGTGTGGCAACTGACGCCTCTGAGAATGTAATTCTCGCTGGTCATATGTCGTCCACCTCCACTGCTTCGCATATTGCTAAGACCGAAGTGGTTCGTTCAACTGAATCGTTCTCTGACGTGATTCGTGGTCTGCACGTTTTTGGTCGCAAAGTTCTGCGCCCAGAAGCTGTCGTTCGCGGCGTCATTGACTTCGCATAAGGGAGGGTTAAGTAAATGACTACTTACAATCATACTATTCCCGGTGGCGGCACTGTTGGGCATCCCGGCAATGTTCCACGTCCTTATATGGTTCAGTCTCGCATCTTTGATGCTGCTGACCAGAACCTGTCAGCTAACGATGTCGTTCAGATGATCGATGTTCCGGACAATACAATGGTTATTGGCGGATGTATCGACGTTCTTGAAGCAGGTGGTTCCGGCTTGACTTACGATGTAGGTCTAAGTACGGACATCGACGCTTTTGCTGATGGTGTTGACGGAAACGCTGACGCTATCTACCAGTTTAACCTCAAAGCTGCAGGTATCAATACTGTTATTGCTGCTGATGCTATTCAGGTTAAAGCACTGGGTGCAGGTGTAACTGCAGGACGCTTCCGTGTTATCGCTATCTTGTGTGATATTGGAACCGGTCCAAAGCAGACCGCTTCTGTAACCACTGGTACGTAATAATAATCAAGGGGGCAGGGCAACTTGCCCTCTTGACTCTTTACTCAATTCATGTTATAAGCAATAACCTTTGCGGGGGATACATCTATGGCACGTAAGGCACCAGCTAAACCAAAGAAAAAATCAAAGGGCGCAACACCCAAAAACAAAGCCTTGTATTCTCGTGTGAAGGCAGAGGCAAAAAAGAAATTTGATGTTTACCCGTCAGCGTATGCGAATGCTTGGCTAGTTAAAACCTACAAGAAGCGTGGCGGGACGTATGCCTGATGGCTAAACCAAAAGGCGGCTTAACAAAGTGGTTTAAAGAAGACTGGCGGGATGTAAAGACCGGCAAGAAGTGTGGCCGTTCTGGTTCTGAAAAGAAGAAACGTCCCTACCCAGCCTGTAGACCAGCTAAAGTTGCAAAGCGCATAACAAAAAGTGAAGCAAGAAAAAAGACCGGACCACGCAGAGTAAACTGGTCGGTAACGGCTTCGGGTAGAAAAAGGAAGAAGGCCAGTGGCAAGAAAGCCTGATAAAATGCCAGCCCGCAACAAGAAGAACTTTCGTTCTACCAAATCTGGTGCGGGCATGACAGAGGCTGGGGTAAAAGCGTACCGACGCAAGAATCCCGGCAGCAAGCTTAAGACTGCAGTAACAGGTAAAGTAAAGCCCGGAAGCAAAGCAGCAAAACGTCGCAAGTCATTTTGCGCCCGCTCTGCAGGGCAGATGAAGAAGTTCCCGAAGGCAGCGAAGAATCCGAACAGTCGTCTTCGCCAAGCACGGAAGAGGTGGAAATGTTAAACCTACTTATCGGACCAATCACACAGTTAGCAGGTACGTGGCTTGAAGGAACGGTTGAAACAAAGAAAGCTAAGACTTTGGCGAAAGTCGCAACGGCCAAAGCTGAAGCGACTATTATGGAAAAAAAAGCGACGGGCGAGATTGACTGGGACTTAGAAGCAATCAAGGGTGCCCAAAACTCGTGGAAAGATGAATGGCTAGTAATCTTGTTTTCTGTACCACTAATACTAGCCTTTATACCCGGAATGGAAGATGTCGTATCACATGGATTTCAACAACTGGAGCAAATGCCTGAATGGTACCAGTACAGCTTGGGCGTTATTGTTGCTGCAAGCTTTGGAGTCAGAAGCGCGACAAAGTTCTTTGGCAAAAAATGAAGTACATATTGTCCCTAATAAAAAAAATTTGGAGTCCTGATTGTGTCGGTGACCTGTCACAGCACAGACTGCACACTACTAAGTACGAGGATTTGTGTAAGTAATGGGTATCATGTGGTGTATGCGACCGTCTGCTAAAGAACGAGAAAGGATTAATCGTGGCCGAAGTAACGATGGAAAGGTTTCTCAAGTGGAAGATACTACCCCGCTTGATGATGATTATGATGTCAATATCAGCTTGGCGAGTAGTGGAGTGGTTCATGCTTCTGCCCGATCCGACAAACGCCCAAGCGGGACTAGTGAGTGTAGTCACGGGGGCCATGACCGGTGCATTTGCGGTGTGGCTGGGACATGAAAAACATTAGGAGATAGAGATGGCAAAGGCACCTGCAAAACCTAAAAAGAAAGAGTTGACTAAGCGTCAGCAAGAGACGATGAAGAAACACGCTAAACATCACAGCAAAAAGCACATGGCTGCTATGAAAAAAGATATGTTGGCGGGTATGTCGTTTACAAAAGCACACGTAAAAGCCAAGAAGATGGTAGGCAACTAATGAAGTACAACGCATCACACTTCTTGAACAAACTAATTGAACACGAGGGAATGGTGCTTACCGTGTACAAAGACAGTTTGGGCATAGAGACTATCGGTATAGGTCGCAATCTCAAAGACAGAGGTATCAGTACCGAAGAGTTAGCCTACATGGACATTCCCAACATGGATGTTGTATACGAACATGGGATTAGTGAAGCAGACGCACGTTACCTTGCAATGAACGACATCAAGATTGTAGAGAACGAGTTGTGCCAAGTACACGCTTGTGTAAATGACTTAGATGCCGTACGACAGCTTATCTTGATGGACATGGCATTCAACATGGGGGTGCCTCGCCTGTGCAAATTCAAAAAGATGTGGAATGCAATACACGAGAACAACTTTGATGCTGCCAGCATTGAGATGATGGACTCTCGTTGGGCACGTCAAGTAAAGTCGCGGGCCAAGAAGTTGTCTGATGCTATGAAGTCAGGAGAGTTCTAGTACGTTATGATACACGTCTTTCTCCTGTTTGTTTTTGTAGGCGTGGGAGATGACAAGAAGTTAGTCAGCAAAGACATGCACTTCAAAGACCTTAAGGAATGTGTGTGGTACGCACAAACATTACATAGACAAGGCAACCTAATAACGGCATACTGTGTACCCAAATTTATAACGGATGGAAATGTAAAGGTGTACTGATGCCCCCACGTAATCATAAAAATTGGATTAGAGAACCTAGCCTAGAGTATGTAAACTCTCTTATTTATTCTGACCAGAGTTTGTACGAAGAAGAACTAACAAACATTTTTTCAAAGGTTTGGGTTCCCTGCTTTCACAAGAGTGAAATGCAACACATAGGTAGTTACAGGACTGCACAGATAGCTGGGCAGAATATAATCACTGTTAAATTTGACAATGGCTACAGGTCATTTCTAAACAAAGGCGTTACATCACCTTCAGGTAACGACATATCTTTGTGCTATCACGCACGAGGTTGGGGCGAACTGTCTTGCGAAGTAAAGCACGGTGGTATGGTATGGGTGACGCTAGATAAAAACCCTACTATGAGCGTAGAAGAGTGGACTTGTGGGGCATTTGATTGCATTGCTGATGCTATTGATACAGAAGAACTAGAAGTATTTCACTATCACAAGGCCATCATAGGCACTAATTACAAGTTGTGGCATGACACCAACAGTGAATTTTACCACGATTTCATGCACTACTTTAATCGTGTGTCGGGCTTTAACGATGAATATTTTGCCCGCAAAAATATACCGTTTGATAACGGTCACGTAAACGTAAGTAGCTTTACAGTCAACTACGAAGAATATGATGGGTTTGACGACAGGGGGGAATTGTCTTTTCCTAACTTGCCACCCAATCAGTGGTACATGGTAGACTTGTTTCCCGGATACAACTTTAATTTGCGGGGCAGTGCATACCGTAGCGACATCGTAACTCCACTTGGCCCTGACAGGGTGTTGATTGAGTTTCGTGGCTACGGACTAAAGAGTGACACACCAACTGAACGAAACACACGCATCGAACACCACAACTCAATATGGGGACCGTTTGGTCGTAACCTGCACGAAGACTTGATTGGGGTAGCTGGGCAAGGCACAACAATGCGTCCCGGAACTGAACCCCGCAACATACTGCACGGCAGACACGAAAACGGAACTATCCACGACGAAGTAGGAATGAGACACTACTACGCTGAATGGAGCAAGTGGATGGGAGTACATGCGAATAACCCGCTACAGAAAGCAGCATAAATGGACCCAATCAGTGCAATGGCTACCGCATCCGCCGCGTTCGGAGCAATTAAAAAAGGTTTTCAGGTAGGCCGGGACATTGAAGCGATGGCCTCTGACCTGTCCCGCTGGATGGGTGCCATGTCTGATTTAGACATGCTGGAGAAAGAGGCAAAGAATCCTCCCATCTTTAAAAAGTTATTTGCAGGCAAGTCTATAGAACAGGAAGCAATGGAGACGTTTGCTGCCAAGCAAAAAGCAGAAAGCCAGCGTAGAGAGTTACAAAACTGGATTGGCATGACGATGGGTAAATCTAAGTGGGATGAACTGGTCAAAATGGAGGGAACTATTCGCAAGCAACGTCAAGAAACTCTGTACAAACAAAGGCAACGCCGACGTAAATTTGTAGAGGTTGTGGCGTGGATAACGATGTCATTACTGGGTGCCGGTATGCTCTTAGGGTTTGTATTGTTTCTTAAAGGCATGGCTGCTAACGCAACTCCTGAATATGTAGTATGTAGATTACAGGGATGTCAAACCATAGATGGAGAAAGGCTGTGTATATATCATGGTGCTAACAATACGGTGGATAGTGTTTGGATAAATCTCCATGAATACTTTCCAAAAGAAATAGAATGTAAGTACGACCCTAAAAACGAAAAACCTCCCTCATTACGGGACACCTTCAAAGCAATCGAAAAGTCAAGAAAATAATTCTTGCTAATTTAGATAAATAGGTGTATAATGTTGTACAGGGAGATTAAAATGAAACGACTTGCTTATGAAGCTCTAAAGCATAAGTATGAGGCTCAAAAAAAGGATGCGATATTTGTATACGCAAATTACACAAACAATCCTGTGGCTATTGGTGAACATCCGCAGTTGCTTGAAGAAATGGACAAAGCAGTCGCAAGTTGGGCAGATGCTGAAGACAAATTGGATGCGCTTGAAGTTCTTAATAGCGAGACTTAACGGGTATTGAGATGACATTCTTAGAACTTATAAATTCTGTGTTGAGAGAGATAAATGAAGTGGAAATCACTACAGTCTCTTCAACACGGGGTATACAAACATCAGTCAAGGATTTTATCAACAAGTCACAGCGAGACATTATCAATTCTGAAGTCGAGTGGCCGTTTACTGTTGTTAGTCAGTCTTTTACAACTACTGCAGGAACAGCAGAGTACTCACGAGAGTCAGATGCAAAAACGGTCGACTATGATAGCTTTACTGTACAAGAGTCGGCATCGACAGCAGAGAAAAAATTAAGATACCTTTCATTTACTGAGTATTTAGACAGGCGTAACGAAATAGATACAAACCCTGACACAGGAACACGCTCACTTCCAGAGTTCATATACAAAACTCCGGATCAAAAACTTGGCTTGTCCCCCGTACCTGATGTGTCCACATATACTATCAGGTATTATTATTACAAGACAGTTAGTGATATGTCTGCGAACACAGACACACCTACCATCCCAGAGCGTTTTCACGACGTGATTGTAAATCGCGCTCGTTACTACACACACATGCTTCGTTCGGACGTGCAGTTCTCCCAGCTTGCTCTTCGTGATTATACAGAGGGCTTATCTCGTATGCGTATTGAGTTGATCAATCGTAAGGATTACATGAGGGCCGTTTAATGCCAGATACTTCACTACTCAGCCCGTTTGTTGTGAAGTTAGGTGGTGGCTTAGTCCTTGACAAGGATGCCTTCACTTTACCCTTCGGCGCAGCTACACAGTTGCAAAACTTTGAACCTGACATCAACGGTGGCTATCGTCGCATCAATGGGTTTACTAAGTTTAATTCTAATATTGTACCCCAGACTAGTGCATCTACCGAAAAAGTTCTTGGTGTGCACATCTACAAAGATCAAGTTATTGCTGCACGAGGCACTAAAGTATTTAAGGGTGGTGCAAGTGGATCGTGGACAGAAATAGACACAGGCCGTACAAGTGCTGGACGATACAACTTTGTTAACATCAACTTTGACGGAACAGATAAGGTTATATATGTAGATGGTGCAAATTTAGCATCTGTATTTAATAACAGCAGTGTTGCAGACGTAAGTGCTAGTGGCAGACCAGCAGACCCTCAGTTTGTAGAGGTGTTTCGTAGTCACGTATTTTATGCGGGTATGTCCTCTAGTCCACAAGAACTTATTTTTAGTGTACCATTTGATGAAGATAATTTTACTTCTGGCAGTGGTGCAGGATCGATTAAAGTTGACGGCATCATCAAGGGTATCAAAGTCTTTCGTGAAAACTTGTTTGTGTTTTGTGAAGACTCTATATTTAAGATTACAGGTTCTAGCCTGTCTGATTTTGCAGTCGTACCAGTCACACGTAAGATTGGATGTGTGGATGGATTTAGCATCCAAGAGATATCTGGTGACATCGTATACTTAGCACCGGACGGATTACGTACGATTGCAGGTACAGAAAGAATCGGGGACGTTGAACTTGGTACTGTGTCCAAACAAATACAGCCACGTTTGGACAGCGTAAACACAGACAGAATATCCTCTGTAGTTATACGTAGTAAAACACAGTATCGTTTGTTTTTTCCTGATGATGATGCCTCCGCTGCACTGCAAGCAAAAAGCCCCGGCATCATAGGTGTTATCAAGGCTGGCACAGAGGGGGGTATAGGATGGGAATACGCTGATATATCAGGAGTTAGACCAACATCTGCAGCGTCAGGATTTATTAGTGGAGTCGAAACAATCCTACACGGAGGATACGACGGCTACATTCACAAACAAGAAACAGGTAATACTTTCGACGGCACAAACATAAATGCAATATATCGTTCCCCAGACTACATAATGGGTGACCCCGGCATCCGCAAGTTGATGCAACGTATTATTTGGAATTACGACAATGAGGGTGCAGTTAGTTCTAAATTTCGTATTAGATACGATTTTAATTCATCCGATGTACCACAACCTGCAGAGTACGATTTAACATCAGGAGCAGCAATCGCCTTGTACGGTTTAGCTGCATCAACATACGGCACTGCAGTGTATGGGTCGTCAGGAACACCGCTGGTAAGACAGAGCGTAGAAGGCGGAGGATTTACAGTAGCAGTGCGCTTAGACGACACACAAGGAGCAGCTCCCATATCAGTAAAAGGCTACCAACTAGAATTTACACCGGGGGGCAGGAGATAACACATGGCAGGATACACTAGGCAGTCCTCGTACTCTGACGGCGATACGATCACCGCCGCACACAGTAACAACGAATTTGATCAGGTACTTGCTGCGTTCGTCAACACTAGCGGTCACAAGCATGACGGCACAGCAGCCGAAGGTCCGGTTATTGGCCTCATAGGTGACCCCGGAGTTACTACGCCCCTCAACAAAGTTGTTATTGATAATACAAATAATCGTGTGGGTGTGTTTGTAGATGCGGGTGGCGCAGGTTCTACCGTCGAACAGATACGTTTTCAAGACGGAGCAATCGTACCTGTCACAGACAACGACATTGATTTAGGCACAAGTTCTCTAGAATTTAAGGACTTGTATATTGACGGCACGGCTCACGTAGATGCCATCAATTTCAACGGCACCGCCATTACGGCTACCGCTGCTGAATTGAACATAATGGATGGCGTTACATCTACAGCAGCAGAATTAAATATCTTAGACGGTGTGACATCTACCGCTGCCGAACTGAACATCATGGATGGTGGTACATCTGCCACATCAACTACACTCGCTGATGCTGACCGCGTTGTTGTAAATGACAACGGCACGATGGTGCAGGTTGCACTCACGGACTTTGAAACGTATTTTGAAAGCGCACTCGACACTTTATCCAATGTGACTACAGTAGGTGCCCTAAACTCTGGGTCTATTACCAGTGGTTTTGGCAACATAGACACTGGCTCTTCTACCATCACAACCACTGGTTTGATTACGGGTGGCTCCCTTGACATAGATGATGTTGTTATAAACGGCACTACCATCGGTCACACAGATGACACTGATCTCATTACGGTTGCAGATGGCATCGTCACGGTTGCTGGTGAAATATCTGTAACCACACTCGACATCGGAGGCACAAACGTCACCTCTACAGCAGCAGAACTTAACATCCTTGACGGCGTAACCTCCACTGCTGCTGAATTGAATATTTTGGATGGTGTAACGTCCACTGCCGCTGAACTCAACATCCTCGACGGTGTGACTGCCACAGCAGCCGAAATTAATATTATCGACGGTGATACGTCCGCTACCTCAACTACACTTGCCGCTGCAGACCGTGTTATCGTCAACGACAACGGCACTATGAAGCAGGTTGCCCTGTCTGACTTTGAAACATTTTTTGAGTCTGCTCTCGACACCACATCAAATATCACCACCGTTGGCGCACTCGACTCTGGCTCTATCACGAGCGGATTCGGTAATATCGATACTGGCTCCTCCACAATCACGACTACAGGCTTGATTACTGGTGGATCACTCGACATAGACGATGTTGTTATCAACGGCACCACCATAGGTCACACAGACGACACGGACCTGATGACAGTAGCAGACGGTGTATTGACCGTAGCTGGTGAAGTGTCGATGACAACGCTAGACATTGGTGGTACAAATGTTACGTCTACCGCTGCCGAACTCAATATTCTTGACGGGGTCACCTCGACTGCTGCAGAATTAAACATCTTAGATGGTGTGACCTCGACAGCATCGGAACTCAACATTCTTGACGGGGTAACCGCCACCACAGCAGAACTCAACTACAGCGACACGGGCGCGGCTGTAGGTACAGTCGTAGCCAGCAAGGTTGTGACTGTTGACGCAAACAAAGATGTATCTAGCTTCCGTAATATTACCCTGACTGGTGAACTTGATGCCGGATCACTCGACGTTTCTGGCGATGCTGATATCGACGGGACACTAGAGGCGGATGCCATCACAGTCAACGGCACCGCTCTCAACACAGTAATCGCCAACGAAGCGACAGCCCTAGCCATTGCATTGGGCTAAAGGAGAAATAAATGGCTAACACATTCAAAGTTGTATCGCATGACGTTATGCCAGCATCCAGCGGTACGCCAGAAGACCTTTACACCACACCCGGTAGTACAACTACTATTATTTTGGGTATGGTACTGGCAAACGTACACACCAGCCAAGTCACAGTAAGTGTGAAGTTGGTAAGCGATACATCCGGCGGTGGACGAACAGCAACCAACACAACAACATTTTTGTTGAAAGATGCCCCGCTTCCTGTGGGTTCATCCCTAGAAATACTTTCTGGTAACAAGGTAGTCCTTGAAACAACGGACAAGATTCAGATTGACTGTTCTGTTGCTGACAAGGCCAGCGTAACTATGAGCATCATGGAGATAACCTAATGCCGTATATTGGTTCTGGGGTACAACGATTTAACACAGCCGACAATCTTACTGTCAGTGGCACATCAGAATTAAAAAACAATGTGACTGTTACAGGTGATGTGACAGCATCTGGCACTGTGTTGCCCACAGGAGACACTGCCGCAGGTGATGCTGCTGCTCTTGGCTTTACCAGTGCAGAGGGTCTTATCCTGACAGGACAGGGCAGCACTAGCGATGTTGTGATAAAGAACGATGCTGATACTACAGTATGTTTTGTTCCTACTGGTACGGATGACTTAAAGTTTAATGATACTGCCCGTATCATAATGGGTACTGGCGATGATTTGCAAATTATCCACGATGGCAGCAATTCAATAATTAGTGATAACGGTACTGGAAATCTTGTTTTACGTTCAGATGCCCAAGCAGTTGAGATAGACTTTAACACAGACGAAACAGCGGCATTGTTTAAACATAATGGTGCGGTTGAATTATATCACGACAACTCCAAGAAATTTGAAACCACCTCATCTGGGATTGATGTTACAGGGGCGTTGGCAACCAGTGGCGATGTTAATGTTGCTGGTACACTCAATGTCGCTGGGTCAATCGTTCACACTGGCGACACCGACACCAAAGCTGTTTTTTCTACGGACAACTATACCTTAACTGTTGGTAATACAAACGTGCTAGAGGTAGGCAGCGCAATTGTTTTTAACGAAGATAGCGCAGATATAGACTTCCGTGTTGAGTCTAACGGCAACGCCAACATGCTGTTTGTTGATGCGGGTAATGATGTTGTAGTCTTAGGCGCAAACTCAGCGACAGCTTCAGGTAGCCCAGCCCTTGAATCACGTGGTTCAGTTAGCATTATTAAAAATCACACTGATGCAAGTTCATCTGGCAATGTCAGTTTTGGTGCGGGTAATCAAGCACTTACTTTGTCAAATACTCAAGGCGGTGCAAATAACTTAACCAGCAAGCTGGGCTTTACTATATCAACGACAGGCGCAAATACAGACGGGCTTATTGAATATGCGTCAACTGCTGCTGGCACAGGGCATTTTCGTTTTTACACAGAAATTTCCAACACTATCAGTGAAAAAGCTAGACTTGTAGGTACTGAATTTTTAGTGGGATTGCAAACTGCTAATGGTCTTGGTGGTTCACAAGATGATAACGGCGTGGAAATAGGTCCGGGATATATCAATATCAATCGTGATGACACGACAGAAGTAAACACGATGACGTTTTCAAAGAATGGTTCTTCTGTTGGCAGTATTGTAACTGGTGCCTCATCAACAACTTTTAACACTTCATCTGATTACAGACTGAAAGAAAACGTGACTGACCTAACTGGTGCAACTGAAAGGCTCAAGCAGTTAAAGCCTAAAAGATTTAACTTTATTGCAGAAGCTGACAAAACCGTTGACGGGTTCTTAGCCCACGAAGCACAGGCTGTTGTTCCAGAAGCTGTGACAGGCACAAAAGATGGCACAAGAGTAATAGAAACTGTAGTGACACCAGATGAATATGATAACGACGGCAACTTAACAAAAAAAGCGGTAATAGAAACAGAAACTGTTGCTCATTATCAGGGCATTGACCAGTCCAAACTGGTGCCGCTACTTGTGGCAACCATTCAAGAATTAGAAGCCCGTATCGTGGCACTGGAGAACGCATAATGCCATATCTAGGTAAAACACCATCACAGGCAACACGCCAACGATACTACAAGACAGCCAGTGCAGGTGACACATCTGTATCTGGCACTATGACCACTGGCGGTACGCTTACCTTCACTGACGGTGAGTTCGTAGATGTGTCGGTCAATGGTGTGGCACTCGTTGCTGGTACGGACTACAACACAAGCACAGCTAACACGATTGCTGGTCTGTCTGCATTGTCTGCCGGGGACCAAGTAGAGATTGTTGTCTACGATACGTTCAGTGTGTTCAGTGGCGATGTAGACAGCAACATGAGTGTGGGTGGCAACCTTACAGTTACAGGCTCCGCAGAAATACCCCAACTTGGTGGTGTACTGGACACAAATGGCAACAACATCGAGTTTCCAGACAGTAGCGGCGCAGAGGTTAATCGGCTCAAGTTTGGTGCGGGTGATGACTTGCAAATTTACCACGATGGCAGCGATAGTTATATCAACGATACAGGCACAGGAAACTTACGTTTAGCTGGTTCTTCTCAAGTAGACATTATTAGTTCTGGCGGCGAGTTTATGGCGAAGTTTATTGCTGATGGTGCAGCTACTTTGTACCACAACAACGCTGCCAAAATATCTACTACCGCTACAGGCATAGATGTTCAGGGCCAAGTCATTGCAACCAAAGGCAGCACAGGAACACTCGCTACTTTTACAGACGGCGTTGCAACAAACTTTACGCTAAAGACAGATGGAAGCAGCGTCGGTACTTTTGGCACTGAAGCTGGCAGTACACAGCTTGCGTTTATGGTTGCCAATACTGAGGCCGCACGATTTGACGGAAGCCGAAATTTTTTGATTGGCAAGACTGCTCTTGGCACTGCCAATGATGGTTTGCAGGTAAAGCCTGCTGGTGAATTAGTTGTTACAAGGGATGGCAATCATTCTCTTATTCTGAACCGCAAATCAAGTGACGGCAATATTGCGCTGTTCCAAAAAGACGGCACAACGGTTGGTACAATCGGCTCCGTAGTAGTAAATACAACTTTGAATGGTTTCATTGTTCTTGAACCGGGTTCTGGAGGTGCGGGAATTGCTGGTTACGGCGGTGCGTCAAATGGAGCGCTTGTTCCTTGCAACGAGTCAGGAGCCATTGCTGACAACGCAAAAGACTGGGGTGCGTCGTCGGCTAGGTGGGATGACATTTTTGCCTCAAACGGCACAATCCAAACATCTGACGAAAACGAAAAACAGAACATTGCCAGCCTAACAAGCGCAGAAATAACCGCCGCAAAAGCGATAAGCAAATTATTCAAGACATTTAAGTGGAAAGATAAAGTCACAGCTAAAGGTGATGCAGCCCGTACTCACACAGGTGTGATTGCACAGGAAGTACAGGCGGCCATGTCTGCTGCTGGGCTAGACGCAACAAAGTATGCGTTTTGGTGCAGTGACACTTGGACAAATGATGATGGAAGTGAGCAGACGCGAATGGGAGTTCGCTACCCTGAACTAATGTCGTTTGTTTTGTCTAGCATCGAAGACCGCATCACGGCACTGGAGAACGCACAATGACACGAGCACAAGAAATATCAGACCTGTTAGCTGGCGTAACAATCACCACTGCCGACAACACTGCGCAGCTTACACTGACATCTACTGACGCAGATGCTAACAAAGGTCCAGTGTTGGATTTGTATAGAAACTCAGGAAGTCCAGCAGATGCCGACTCTACTGGTCGTATTTTATTTAACGGCGAAAATGATGCTGATGAAATTGTTGAGTATGCAAGGATTGCAACTCAATCTTTAGACGTTACAGATGGTAGTGAAGATGGTCTGTTAACGCTTGATGTAATGAAAGATGGAACGCAACGTATTGGCATAGAAATAACAGGCGCAGAAGTCGTTGTAAACGAAAGTTCTGTAGATATGGACTTTCGTGTTGAGTCCAATGGCAATGCTAACATGCTTTTTGTTGATGCGGGTAATGACCGGGTCGGCATCGGCACTGGGTCACCTGCATTTTCAAACGGCACAGGGCTTGAAGTTGCAGATGCAACGAGGGCATGTGTTCGCATTGAGGGGAACAGCGGTTCTCATGCAACTGAAATCTATACTGACAGCACTGGCGGCACTATTGATGCTAGAGGTTCGGGTGCAGTGCTTCAGTTTGATATTGGCGGCAGTGAACGTATGCGTATCGACAACACGGGCCGCGTAAGTATACACCCTGACGGCACACCCTTTTTTGGAGAGTCGTCAGCCGACAATCTGAACATCTACCAAACAGGTGCAAATGTTGGAATGACTCTCCGTTCTGATGATGACAGAGCGATTGGAATTTATTTTGCTGATGGAGCATCCGGCGCTGCTTTATATCAGGGATATATTCAATATAACCACGCCAACCAATTATTCGATTTTGCTGGTCAAGGTTCTGTTAGACTTATTGCGGGTGGCAACGAAAGGGCTAGGATTGATAGCAACGGACGCTTTCTCATCGGAACTTCAAGCCTTATCAATAATGATGGTGCAATGTTACAATCAAATGGAGGTACTAATTTAGCGTTTGGTTTTAATGTAAATTACGATGGAACTTTAGGAAGATTTTATCGCTCTAGTTCTATTGTTGGAAGTATAAGCGTTACAACATCATCAACAAACTATGCCACCTCATCTGACCGCCGCCTTAAATCAAACATACAAGACGCTGCATCCGCATCTTCTAAGATTGATGCCATCCAAGTTCGTCAGTTCGATTGGAACGCAGACGACAGTCATCAAGATTACGGCCTGATAGCCCAAGAGTTGCAGCCGATTGAACCACTGGCAGTCACAGGCGATGCCGACAGTGATGAGATGATGGGCGTGGATTACAGCAAACTCGTTCCAATGCTTATTAAAGAAATTCAAGAATTAAGAAGCCGTGTAGCGGCATTAGAGGAGTAAACAATGGCAACAACAATGACATTTGAATACCCACAGTTAGACAGGGTTGCCAAAGATGGCGACAAGGCGGATG